GTTAAGCGTACTGATGCCGTTATGAAGTTGGCGAAGTCGCTTGGACCCGAGAACTTTGTACTCCTACTCACCGGCACGCCGATTACGAACCGCCCCGAAGAACTAATTCCNCAACTTGAAGCCATTGGTCAGTTGGACAGTTTCGGTGGCGTTTGGAGATTTAAGAACCGTTACGCACCAAAGCGCAATGTTGCTCTTAATACCAAAGAACTTAACGAAAAAATGCGTGAAACCTGTTTTGTACGTCGCAACAAAATGGACGTTTATGGAGAACTGCCAGAATTGCGAAACGCCGTGCAATACCTATCAGTTTCTACTGAAGAAATGGCTTCATACAAGGTAGTCGAAGACGACGTTGTTGAGTATTTTGCTCAACGTGCGCGTGATATTGCCGAAGAAGAAGGCAGTGATGGCTCTAGTGCTTACTGGGGCAAGAAGATTGCCCTTGAAAATTCGGTTAATCTTGTTCGTATTACCGCACTTCGTGATGCGGTGTCGAAAATCAAGTTTGAAAGCACTGCTTCGTGGTTGGACAACTTCCTAGAGTCCGGTACGGGTGAAAAGGTCATTGTTTTTGCGGAACATATTGAAATGGTTGAAAAACTGTATGCTCGGTACCAAGATGTAGCAGTGAAGATTCGTGGCGGAGTTTCAGTCGAAGAACGACAGAATGCAGTGGACTCGTTTCAGAACGACCCGAAAGTACGAGTATTTGTAGCAAACATGACAGCCGCTAGTGAGGGTTTAACACTTACAGCCGCAAGTGATGTAGTCTTCTGTGAACTAGGTTGGACACCTGCTATACATGAGCAATGTGCCAGCCGTTGTTATGGTCGAGTTAATGACATGCACGGTGCAACAGCATGGTATTTGCTAGCACCTGAGACCATTGACGAAGACATGTACAGTCTGTTAGACAAGAAGAAAAAAGTTGTTAACTCCGTTACTGACGGTGTTGACGTTGAGGAACAAGGAAGCATTATTGGCGAACTTGTCAAAACGCTTGCTGAAAGGGGAATGAGCAAATGAGGGCAGATAGATACGACCATGAGGGCAAAGCGATTTACTCTCTTAAGTTTGATGGCGCAACAATTATTGGCGATTTAACTGGAGAAAAGTCTATTATTACGCCTTCGTGGATTTTGGTTCACCCCGACTTAAGTCCATTGGCCAAAGTTCTTTTTGGTTACATGAAGGCAATTCTTATGGGCGAAGTATTTATTGCCAACACCTCTCACGGTTCATTTGCGAATTTACTTAAAGTTGATGCTCGTACTGTTCGTCGCAAAATTAAAGAACTAAGCGATGTTGGAGCGATTATTGTTAAAAGTAGTTTTAAGGACAATAAACAACAAACTAATGTCTACTACCTATGGCCTTACAACCCCGAATTAGGGGGGACAAATTTGTCAGGGGGGACAGAAATGTCCAGGGGGGTGGACACAGATGTCCAGGGGAATAATAATAATAATATATATAATAATATAGTCTCGCCAAAAGTCGAGGTAAAGAAGACTCGTAAGACTAAAGTTTATACTCCTGAGTTTGAGGCACTATGGCTTTTGTATCCTCGCAAGGAAAACAAGCCGGGAGCATTTGAGGCTTACAACGGTCGTATCAGAGATGACAAGGTTCCTTACGAAACATTGATGCAAGCAGTAAAGAACTACGCTTTAAAGAGGAAGAACGAAAATCCTACGTACACGTTACACCCCAAGACGTTCTTCGGCCCGGGCAGGCGATACGAAGACTATCTTGGCAAACAAGATGATGTTTTCCCACTAACACCAGAGCAGATTGTTGTTGCTGAGATTTACGAAGACTGGGATAAGTTGAAGACTTGGATTAATCCAGTGGACGGAGAAGTAATACTTGATAATCCTGTCAAGATGAACTACAGTCGTCCCACTAACGAAATAGGGCAACCTATTGACATAAACGGCAGGCCTTACAAACTTGACAACCAAGGCCGTCGTCATTCATTAGAATTTACCACTTACTAGAAAGGGTTATTGGTGAACGGGCAAACCATACCCCACGATTTTCAGGCAGAAGAAGCATTGATAGGTTCAATGCTTCTGTCTATAGAAGCAGTTATAGAAGGCATTGATTCTTGTCTTCCCGAGGATTTTTACAATCCTTTGAACGCAAGGATTTTTACCGCTATTCGCAGTCTCTTTTCAAGGGGCGTAAAGATTGACCCAGTTACAATTGCTGGTGAAATCAACGACGAAGAAGTTGCTTCCAAGTTAGTCAACATGTCTCTAAACGTTCCTTCATGGAAGAACGCTAGTGAGTACGGTGCAATAGTTCTTAAGCACAGTTCTAGTCGCAAACTCATTGGAGAGATTGATACATACAAGAACTTGTTGTTGACAGGCGAGAACCCGTACGAGATTGCATCAGGCATGGGAAAGATGTTGACTGGCGTTGGCTCGATGCGTTCGCTTGAACCACAAGCAATGACTATTAGCCAACTTGTTGCGAATGCGGAAGCGATTGCACCAGTTGTTATTCCAGGAATGATGCACCAAGATTATCGAACAATTGTTGTTGCAGAAGAAGGTGCTGGTAAGTCGCTTCTACTTAGAACGATTGCTATGTCAGTATCGCAAGGCATTCATCCATTCAGTCACAAGCCAATTGAACCTAAGCGTGTATTGATTATTGACCTTGAAAACCCAACGCAAGCAATTACCGAAACTGCTGAACCATACATGAGACACATGGCTGGAAGAGTTGGTACTGCTTTTGATGAAGAACGTTTAAAGATTTATCGTCGTCCCGGTGGTATTGAGATTCGAAATCTGTCCGACAAGGCAGAAGTACAGCGTGAAATTGCGGCTCATAAACCAGACTTGGTTGTTATTGGTCCTATTTACAAAATGTATCGCAGGCAACCTAACGAGACATACGAAGACTCTGCTGACTCTGCAATGGCTGTACTTGATGACCTTAGAACGAGATACAAGTTTGCCCTTGTTATGGAGCATCACGCGGCTAAGGGTAAGGCTGGAGAACGTGACCTAACGCCAATGGGNTCACAGCGCTGGATGGCNTGGCCTGAAATTGGTATATCATTGTATAAAGACAAAGTTGATGAAACAATGTTAAATGTAAAACGTTTTCGTGGAGACCGTTTGCAAGGTGTAACATGGCCAGACAGAATTGTTCGCCACCGCACTTTGTTGGTTGAAGGAATTTGGGACTAATGACAGTAGTTGTTGCATGTACAAGTGAAAATTGGTGCGGTATGTCATTTGACTCCGCATCAAGCGACGATGACATGGTTCTAGCCGCCTCAACACCAAAAGCAATTATTCATGCTGGCAACGGCATTATGGGAGCGGCTGGTTCGTGGCGCATTATAAATCTTTTGTCGAAGTTAAAGGCAAGGAAAGTGAGTCCGGAGACTATTGTTTCTATGCTCAAAGAAGTGAAGGGTGAAGATGAATCCATCAAAGAGATGGAGATTCTTTGCGCTTGGCCCGGTCGTCCATTAGTCATCATTCAAGGTGACTTTGCGATGATTGAAATGGAGTCGCCGTATTTGGCGATTGGTAGCGGTTCCCCCTATGCCCTCGGTTACTTAGAAGGTTGCGAAGACATAGGCCCAAACGAACTAAGTTACGCTGTGGAAGTAGCAATTAAATACTCCCCAAGCGTGGCTGGCCCAGTAAAAAATCTTTACTGTGGGTCGAAGTAGAAAAGGTTAAATGAAATATCTTTCTATCGTTCTATTGTCACTTGCTGTATTCAGTGTTAGTTCACCAAATCCCTCGGCGGAAACGGTATCAACAAGTACAACAATTGCCGTAGGACAATCATGGAACCCAGCATCACTAACAGCACCACCGGTTGCACCGCCTTCGTTAACGCACATTGATGCGCCAACAACGTTGCCAACAATGGTTCCACCACCGCTTGTGTCACCTGACATTATGGATAAGTGGTTAAAGGTTGCTCAATGTGAGACTGGAAGTAATTGGCATTCAATGGGAAGTGTTTATCAAGGCGGAATAGGTATTCTTGTTTCAAATTGGTACGCCTACGGAGGATTTAAATTGTTCGGACCGTTGTATGATGCAACTCCAGAACAACAAGTATTTATTGCTATAAAAATACAAGCATTGGCAGGAATACCAAATTATGTTCCCGACCAATACGGTTGTGGACGAGGATGGTAATGAAAGGGAAAAATGAATTTTGACGAATGGTTGAAGTACGGTANTGAAAACGGATTTTGCACTGAACAATTTTGTTCTACGCATGATGCAATGCCGTTACATGAAACTGAAGAAAGAGCATGGGAAGAGGGTAGCGACCCATGCGCACATATGGTTAGACTAGGCATGCCTTCAGATTGGGCATTACCTGATTGGTGGTTTAACAATGACTGATGAAGAACGTTGGGCGCAACTGCACCCAGAAGAAAAGTTGCCGGGAAGCGCAGAACCTTTAGAAGGTAAATGCGGAGCAAGGCTTAAGAATAAAGAACTCAAGGAATTGGGTATTACTCGTTACTGTTACAAAACAGCAGGCATGGGTACTAATCACCTTGGGGCTGGAACTTGTAAGTGGCATCTTGGCAATACAGCCAAGCACACTACTGGCGCAGTTCAGACTGTTATGAAAAAAGAACTTGCAACACTTTCAGAACAACTAGGTGAACCAACACCACTCGGGCCACCAGAAGTTGAAGCGTTTCAACTTGCTTCAAAGATGAAACAATGGACACTTATTCTTGAAGACAAGATGAGCGAACTAAACGGCATTTTAGAAGTAACTGACAAGGCTGGCGTTGAACACGTTAGAGCATTGATTGAAGTTATGGAACGTGCTTGGGAGCGATATCAAAATGCTCTTGAGTTTATGATGAAATACGATTTGCGCAAACGAGTAATTGAACTTGAAGAACATCAAGCCAGTTTGGTTGGAGCAGCCTTCATGGCAATTATTCTTAGCAAAGACCTAAAATTGTCTGAATCGCAAATTGACATTGCTCGTCAAATGTTTGCAAACAGCATGATTGAACTTGGTGGCGACATGGAGCCAAGTTGGGCGTCNGGAATTGTTGACGCTGAAGTTATTGATTAAGCGTGTAGTTCTTGCCAAGATAGAATTCTCTAACTTGGTTATTTAGGTTTGTGCGTTGAGTGGTTGTAAGAAACGTGCCAGAATGCTCTACAACAGTGTTCTGGTAATCAATATTACTTAACTGCTCAAATGCCCATTTACGCTTATCTGGCGCTGTTGTAAGGGTTTCTAATACACCCTCANCAAGGTCTGAATTCTTGATAATAATGATTCCGTTGGCGTCTCCGAAAGAGCCGTCTTGTGCAATGTATGTAATGCCTTCGGGTTTGTTCATGCAACAATTATACCACAACGCAAAGTAGAAATCCCCCGCCTTTTGGCGGGGGATTCTCTATTTCCGACACGGGAAATTATTCAGCAGTTGCAAACTCTCTGCGCTCGCCAACGTAGCGAACATAGATAGTCCAAGTGCCTTGTTCGCTCATACGGGCTGTTGCTTCGTATGATAAACCACTACGGTCAACACCAGTGATGTTGCTAATTCCTAGAAGCGTACGAAGAGCCTGTCCGGTGTCTCCACCAGTCTTTGAATCTTCCTTCCAAACAAACCACGTTCCCGGCTGGCTCTGCAATTGCTCACGACGAGCAATAGTCTTAGACGATGGTCCACGACCACCTGCAGAGTTACGAGGACGAGGGCTTTCTGCCTTCATTGGATTAATTTCCCTAGTTAAGTTACTCATATTATTTTTCCTTTCTGAAACTTTTTTTAAAAACTGCGGACTTTCCGCTATTTGTGAGAGGTAAGCAGTGGCACCAAGTCGTTCCCCCTAGTGCCACTGCACTCGTTGGGCAGAGAAAGGGACTGCCCAACGGCGTCGTACGCCTCGGGCAGTAGGCTACGACAGAACTGTCGCAACACTACCACTCTCTACCCTACTAGTCAAGGATTTTGCCTGTTTTAACGGCCTCCCGTTCCGCTAAACCATCACGAACTCTATAAAGTCCGCGCTTCACCTTAACAAAGTAATCAGTGTTTTTCACCAACTTCAATGCTAAGGAATCCGTTACCTTAAGCATACTTTGAATCTCTGCAGTTGTCAATTCCAAACTTGCATTTATCCTGCACCAGTCTTGCAATTCTTTGTCCATGTCACGTTTTTGCTCACGCCTTGCAAGAACAACTGCCTCTCCAGTTAATTCTTCAATAAGCGTGTTGCTTACCATGTGAGATTTCAAAGTATCAACAACGTTAGAACCATCACGTTCTGCTTTTTCAATAATGTGCCTTGCCCTAATTAATTCTTGTTGCTCACTCATCTTCCCCCAACAGTTCAGTAAGTTTTTCTTGCAATAAATGATTAACAAACATTCCAAGGGTATAACCTTTAGAGAAGTCTGACTTAGATTCTTTCATCAAGTCTTGAATAAACTTTTCGGAAATAGCAATAATTGTTTCAATCCCGTCAGGCAATTCAATGTAATCGTAAGGTTTTTCCTCGCTTGTAACTGCATCCTCAGGAACAGCAATGGCTGTTACTTTAATGCCCTGTGAAGAAACACTGCTTAACAATGTGTCAAACGGTGCATCACTAATGTAATCAAATCTTTTGTTGTTAAAATCCATACTACTCCTTTCTTTATGTAACCATTATAGCACTAATTGGGCTGAATGTCAAGTACGGTTAATTTTCCCGTGTTTGCAAGCAATTCCCAATCAATGTCTTCTTCAATGTCTTCTTCATCAATCTCTGCAAGCAAAGTTAATTTGTATTGTTTAATGTTTCTGCTTTTATAGTCTGCAACACATTGCTTTATGCTTTCAACATCCCAAAGAACAGTTGCTAAAACTTTGTTTTTAGAATCTATTAAACGAACTTCAAATGCTGGTATTTCACCGCCCTGAGCATCCACTTCAAGTGCATACTCAACAGCCTGCCATGTTGGTACGGCGTTGCACATCTCGCCAAATAACTCAAATGCTTCTGAACGAACAACTACATCTTCAAAGAAAATACCAATCTCCTTGTAAGCACGCCCTAGTTTTTCGTATAAAGCAATAGTCCATTTTTCGCTATCAACGTTATAAAAATTATACATTTTTTCCTCTCGTAGATTTTTTAAAAAACTTCAAGTTCTTTGGGCGGATAATACAAATCGCAATCACATTCTTTGCAATTTAATTCTTCCCAATCAGGTTTGCCTTCGGGGTTTTGATTAATGTTCCAAAGATGAGAACCGTATTCGCAACCGCAATTAAGACAGTCTTTAATCTCCTCTGTCATTCCCTAATCCTTTCTAATAGTTGCACGTCATCTTCTCCAAACATAGTGCAATCCAAAACATACTCTTCTTCGTTCCTGCCATCAAACTTACCAATAACACATTCTCTAGGAAAAGTCTCGGTATAAACATTTCCATTGCCACCCATGCGGGATGCAAACCACTTAGCACGCTCTAAGGAACTAGTCCAAGACATGCCCCTAGCAAACTCTGAATAACAACCTCGATACAGCGTTAAATTTTCGGGCAAAGAACTGGTAGATAAAATCGTTCCGTTATCAGTTAAGTAGCCTGTGCCGTCATCATTTAAAACCATGTTGAATAGAGTTACCCAATACTTAGGTTCAAGTGTCCGAGCAGGCCATTCAGGCATTGTCCAAGAATCAGCAATTGCAATAGCCAACTCCTTGTTGTTCATGTTTTTCCAGTTCTCCACTAGCAATGCTGGAAAATCGTTGCGACCCCAACCTTCTTTAATTTTGTCCCAACGTTTAGCCATTACACACCCAACCAAATCAATTCAATGCCAATGTTGCTTTCGGGGCAAGTGTATTCAGCACAATGAAACCCAGCATGAAAGAAAACTTTGTTCTCATCATTGCTAAGAAATTTCCATTGCTCATGCTCCCTGCACGTTGCCTTGTAAGTGTGATTAGAGGTCATCTTCAACCTCGTCCCAATTGTTTGCCTCACACAACACAAGTAATGCACTCATGGTGTCAATGGCGCAACTGTCAAGCGGAAAGATTTTGTTAGCATCATCAACAAAAGGCTTGTAGGCCGAAGTCTTTTTTGCATACTTAGTCATTCCGTTAGAAGCGTTGTAAGCAACTGGTAGTTCATCACCGTCTTTATGGACAATGTAACCAAGCCAATTACCATTGTCATTTACGTTCTCCATTGCAAACCAATAGTCTTCCAATAGCGAAACGTTAAAAGGCATAAGAAAGTCGGCCTCTAAATCGTCCATCTCGTCAATCATTTTTTCAACATGAATCATTCGTCTTCCTCCTTTTCGTAATCTTCATCAATAACTTCTAACTCCATGTCTTTGTCTTCCCAAGCAATCTCGGTGACGTAGTAATGCAATCGGTTCACATAAGCACGCCCAGCAACGGTCACGTCATCATCAACGTCAATCGCTGTCCATACATAGTGTTCGTCTAAGTCTTTTACATAATCCCAATCTTCGCCAAAAGTTTCAAATTGAATTGAATCCCAAGTGTTGTAAGGATTTGTTATTGGCTTGTATTTTTTTACCCAATCGTCCCAGTTCATGCCAATTCCTCTGACGTAAATGGTTCGTTAGTAATCCCCAAAGCATCAATTAAATTAATTATGTCGTAACTGTCGGTGGGTTCATCTCCCCAACTCATACCGCCGGTAATAAAGTAATGCTTGCCTTCAAGATGTAAGTCCGCAACGTCTCGCAACAATCCATAGTTACTGAGAAAATCAGCAACTTCGTTTGCTTTGTCGGCAATAATTGATTCAACATCTTCATCATCTTCTGAATAAAGAACACCACAATCTTCAAGCGTTGTTAAAAATAAATTGTCCTCACGAGAAATTTTTAAAAAACGCTCAGTTACAGCACGCTTTAAGTTGTCGCCGGACAAAATCATTGTATTGTTTGTATCAACGGGAATGTTGCAAATTGCAAAAGTAAAATCAGCACCCATTAGTTCACCTCGATACTGTCGGCGTTAAGCGTGTTCTGCACAAGTTCCCAGTTAGGTTCTGACTCGTCCCAGTAGTACGTTCCAACAAGCGCCCAGTAACCGCCTACTTCGGTGTCACTAGCCCCCATGCCAAACATACCTGTACCATGTCCGAGGTCTCCGTTAGGCTTGCCAAATCGGCGCTCAAATACAGTTAAAGCCAAGTCGCCAATAACATAAGCCCACTCAGTACCCCAATCATCACCAGTTGAATGAATGAAACCACAGTCCGTTTCGTCACGCCACGTTGCCGTTCCATGAGTACCGTACTTTTCCTCAGTCTCAGCCACTTCTGACGGTGGCACAAAAGAAGACCAACGCCCGTCTTGGCTTGGCTTTACAGCGTACTCAATTAGAGCGTCTGCATCATTTTCTACTTCTCGGTAACTCTGCCAAAGGCGAGCGCCCATTGATTCGGGATAACCGTCCCAATGACAGTAACGGCCCTTGAAACCGTCACCCTCAATAATTGCTAATACACTTCTCGTTCCCATACTTGTAATTCCTCTCTATTAAAGAATCAAGGCTTGTCCTTGATACATACCAGTATAACACATAAAACTTATTTTGTCAAGTCACTTTACAAAAAAATCTAAATCAGCCCCGTCAGCAACAATCAGTTGTGTTTCTCCTTCGGGGTTAAGCCAAGAAAGAACATAGTTGTTGTAATCGTCACTAGTAAGCACGTTGCACTCACCCAGTTCATCACCTTCCACAAATCTTTCTCTAAAATCAACACCGCAACCAATAACAACCAATACACCAATTGCCAGTTCATCTTCAACTAGGTCTTTGCGCACCTTTGCTTTAAGCATAAGCGCCCTCTCCAGCACTTTTAAAATCGTCAATCATTACGTTTAGCATGCTCCAAGACTGGTGGGCGTGTTCGCAATCTTCTGCATTGTCGCCTTCAATCCAACCCCATTCGTCAGTCTCCACGTTATAAACGTTGCCGTTGCCGTCAAAAACTGCATTGGCGGTGTCTGTGTCAATCGAGAATGTTCTAGTCTCGGTGTCATACCTAACCACATAGTGAATCTGCTTGCTCATTGTTTTGCTCCATCTCCAATAGATACCAAGTTCATCATTCGACCACAAACAAAACACTTCGGGTCGCTAATGCCAGCAGAGGGCGTTGTAACCTCTGTTAGCGTGTCACAATCATCAGGGTCACATACATAGGTGAACTTCCACCACTTGTCTTTGTTAATCATTACTGCACCCCATAGTCTTGGCAAATGCTTGCAACTGCCTCGTTCAATTCATCAAACAGTTCTGCTATTGCTTCTTGGTTAAGAGAGGCTCGGTCAATCATTTCCTGAGTAATCTCAGAAAACCAAAGAACCTCCGTATTGTCTGCACCAAATGTTTTAATTTCTTCACTCATTCTGTACCGCCTTTCTGGGTTATTAGCCCGTTTAGTTGTTGTGAACCAGTATAGCACACAAATTGTATTTTGTCAAGTCCTAAAAGTGAAAATCTACTGCTACTAAGTATTGCTCGGTAGGATTTTCTTCTATACGTTTTTTGAGGTACTCATCACCAGCACCACCATCAACCATGTCGTAAAAATAACCGTACGGGTTACTGTCCCCATTTGCTATTTCTAATGCTTTCCCAAGTCGCCAAGCCTGCATACCATCTTGGTCGTTAAAANCAAGTTCTTCGCCGTTGTAATTTTTTAGCAAACTCGTAACATGCTCAACATCTACCTTCGCAAGGTAACTATTGACTTGTTCAACTCGCCATTGCCTTGCCGTTTCAACGGCTTCCAAAAACTTTTCAGGGGTTTCTGAATAACTGATAACGGTATCTTCTTCACCCCAACGACCACCAACTACTGACCAGTCTGACCAATTGAAATTACCACTTTCTTCAATGTATTCATTAACAAGGTCTTTCGCTTCTTGGGCGTTTTCTGCCTCTACTGCAATTCTGTGTAAAACATGCATAATTAAGTTCCTTTCGTTAATTCACCAACGCTTGTCGTTGATGGAATCTAGTATAGCACATAAATTCTATTTTGTCAAATTTATTTTTTGTAAGCAACGCCATACTTGGCAAGCGTTTTTACGGTTGATTTGGCAGAACTAATAATGGAGCGCATTTCAAACGAATCATAAGAGTCGTAACCCTTTGTGTAATAGTCAGCATCATTCAATAATTCCCATGCTTCGTCCCAAGTCATTGAAACCTCA